TCCAATGTCATTTTATATTGCAATTGGTCTAGTGTATGTGTATCTTCGTGTTGGTCAATAGTTTGTAAACCAGTATCAAGTTTTTCACTTGCATATTCCCAACGAGTAACTTTAAGTTTATAAACTGGCAGATTGCCTAATTGGAAAAATGGTTCTTGGTCTTCTACAAATAAAATTTCAAAAAAAGATTTCATCAAAGGCACAAATATAATATCACCTTCATTTGGTCTACCTGTAAAAAGAGGTCTAATTAAACCACCACTTTTATTACCAACTAAATTATCCCAACTTCGTTTTGCAACAACTAAAGTTGTGTCATCTCTAATTTCTAATCCAAATTTACTAATAATTTCTTGTTCACCAGCAAATCCTTGGTTAGTTTCAAAGTACATTTCTATCAAGTAAGTATCATCAAACTTGCTAGTTACGTCTTCTCCTAAAATTAAATCTTTATTGACTATTGTTCGTGGCAAATAATAGACATCATTGCCAAACATTTTAAGACTTTCAACAACTATATCTTCGTGTAGTCTTTTTTCGGCAGCGTTGCCAATTCCCATTCCACCTTGAAAGTAATGATTAACTGGCATAGCATTATCCTATCATAATATGTCCACTTAACATATCGTAATGACTTCTTAATTTTATCTCTAAAGTATCAAGGTCTGCTAATGCTTGTGAGTAAATTTCTTTTCCATTTAATGTAACTCCACCGAGCATTGCAACACCATCAAATTTACTTAAATTAGNACCCCATTGTTTTTTGAATAAAGCNGTTACGTATCTTTTTAAAAATATGTCATTATAGACATCTGTATAANTATTTGGATCCATTTTTCTATAACATTCTATTACCATANATTCACCTACTTGTAAATCATTGTCCCAATCCATATCAACATAAAGTCTATTATCTAATTGGTTAAATCTTAATGGTTTTTCACCAACTAATATATGGTCTAGGAAATCTAAATGTCTTAATACAACATCATAGTTAATAACAGACGTTGAAGAAAAATCGTATAGGTCATTTAATCTTAATTGATATCTAACATCAAACATATTTAAATTACCTTTATTTGAAAAAGGGAACATATTAATTACAGATATAACAGATTCAGGCATAACAATAAAGCTATTACCTTCTTTCCAATTTGTAGTAACTACAGTTGAATCACCATACGTCTTTGATATAGATTCAGGAGTATCTTGTAAAATTCTATCGTGGTCTGCTTGAGTATATTCGTACTTTAAATAGGTTCTTTTAACACCGTCAAAGTGATATTGAGAAAAATATTGCAATGCTTCATCCATTCTGTCCTCTAACTGGTCATCATCAACATTTATCTCAATGACTGGTTTGCCTAATGCTCTTAAAGCGTATTGTTTTAAATTTTCCCTTGAAGCTGGTTCTGCCATTTTTGTCCCTTATAGTCCCTTTTAGGTATATTTATAATAGTAATTATATCTTCGGAAAGAGATTATCAGCACAAAATGTCGTAACATCTTCTTCAGGCAATCCAAGGGACTGTAATACGCTAGGGGTGTGTGGATTTTGTTGTTGGTTTTGGAAGCTCTCACAATAAAAATTTTGACCTTTTATAACATCTTCTTTCTTTGAATCACCATCAAAATCAGATATTTTATCTAGGTATGATTCTAAATTAGATGTAGCAAGTGTACAAATTTGATTTATTTCTTTTTCATCTTTAATATTTCCACCTGAAATTACACCTTCACTAAAAATTTCAGTTGCCCAAGCTGCTCTCTTTCTCGGTTTTGATGGTTTAAACCAAATTGATTCTTCTATAAAATATTTTGATAACGAATGTTCTTTTACAAGTAATGGAGAATAATCGTGAAAGTATCTAACTTTATTTTTACCTGCAATAGCAACCCATCCATAAATTGGACCACTATTTGTTAAATTTGGAAATAAAGATAAGTGTAACATATACTGACCTCTTGTATCTCTAGCGTCCACTATCTCAAAATGTACTCGTCTAACTTTTTTATTTTTCCAAGTACGATTAGTCCAAGATTCTTTATTAAATTTTTCCATACCGGCTTCACTGTATTCTTCACAATCTCTATCCAGTATAGATAGTATTTCGTCTTTACACTTTATTAAGTGATCCCATATCATCTTTTTTATTCCTTTTCTATCTCATCCATTTCTTTATATAATTGTGTAATAGTTGCATAAGCAAACTTCGCTTCATTGAGAATATTAATTTGATAGACATTTAAATAACTATTTATTGTTTCACTTACTATCCTTTTATAATCTTTTATCTCACGGTGTCTAAATTTATAATAACGATTAGGTCCTGGTGTATTTTTCATCATCAATTGACCTTCATTTATATCTCTTAAATGTCTTACATATATATGTGCATACAATTTTTCGGGTTCTTCTTTTATAGTTTGAATATGTTTAATATAATCTACTGTACTTGGTGTAGGAATAGGAGTTGAATCACCTGTCCATAAAGCTTTAAAATCATAATGTATATGCTCAGCTCTAGGTAATCCAGTTGTTGTTCTAAACAATGAATTTTCTAATCCATATTTCTCTACTTCAGAATAACAAAGTAACTGATTGTAAAGATATATTGCGTAAGTGTTGGGGTTGATTTTGGTAGACATAAGAGTTTTGATAAACTCTTGTTCTTCAGCGATTTGATAGATGTCTTTTGTTAATTCTTTAATGTCATACATATCATTATATAATGGAAAGTATATTTAATACTTACGGAGTACCAGCAGCTTTTTGTGCATCCGCTTGAGCTTTCATATCCGCTTGGTTTTTCACTTCATCTGCTTCTGCTTGCGCTATGTCCGCTGCTGCTTTATCCAACAAAGCGTCAGCTTCTTGCTTGCCTTCAGCAAATACAGAAAGTGCTCCAGTATCAACATCTACTTTTAATCTCCAAGTTTCAACATCTGCTGGAACATCTTCTTTTTTAATTGCCAAACCTTGTTTAACAAGCGCTTCACCTGCGTCAACGTTTGGCGTTACAGGTAGACCGGTTTGTGAATTGAAATAATGTATCATAATTTTCTTTCTAGGAATTTATTCCTGAACCTCCATAACTTGAATCAGCACCAGCGCCGTATGCGCCCCACCAATTAATCCCAAACATTCCTGGGTAGCAAGTTGAATAATAACCACCAGTTAAATTTGTATAGCATTCACTTAAACCACAATGACCATCTCTATTGGCGTATGTTCCACCTACGTGGGAATTATTATCTGGATTAATTCCATCTCCAGAAGATCCACCCATATAAACTTTAGTGTCCACAGTATGGTCAGAATCCGTTGGATCAAATGAAAAAGCGTGTGTACGCCAAGTTGTACTATCTGTATTGTGACTGCAACCACCGTGAAATCCAGTACGTCCCCAAGCTATATAAGGATTAGGGTAATCTGTATGTGTTTGACCTACGTTAATAAATTTTCTAGGGTTTTCAAGACTCATACAAAATGCATTAATACCACAACCATAGTAGTAGTAAGGAGAATAAATCATTCCCCAAGTACCATCCCAAGTTGTTTGGAATTTAGTATAGTATTGATGTCCTGAATTAGCACCATAAGATGTAGTTGTTGATCCTGCATAATCTTTCCAATCAAGGTATCTTCTACTTGCACCAGTTATATCTATTCCTGCACCTTTAACACTGCAATCAAATGCACAATATCTTTTGCTGTTACTTTGTTTTAAGCCAAAACCAACCCAATCATTATTACCAACAACAACACACCAATCCTTAACATTTTGATTAGTCCAAGTGTCAGTAAAGTATTCTGTAGATTCTAAATTATCAAAGTATTCTTTAATTCTTTTAACAGAATTTAAATCTTTAGAAGACTTAAATATGTGAATAGACTTGGCAGTACTGCTACTTTCATTAGTAGAGTGAATCATTACCAACGTTTTAGTTTTTTCGTTGTATCCAGTACCAGTTGCGTAATTATTAATTGATGGATCTATTAAGTGTGAACTGTAATCGTAATGGTCAAAATTAGCAGTGCCTTGCAATCCAGATATTTCTCTCATAGAATGTCGTCTGTTAGTAAATATCCGTCTAGGTCTACATCCTTCAGGAAGAACCTGATTAATTTTAGTCCAACCAACTTGATACTCAAATGAAGAAGTTATATTGTGATAACAATGCCAAGAAATTGCACCATTCCGTGAAGCAGTATAATAGAAACAATGTGGATACTGGTCTACTTGGTAAACACTTTTATTCCAAGCACCCCAAGAACTGTAAGTTTCAGTAGTAAGGTTTGCGTGTCCAATATTAGTACCGTGGTCATTGTATGAATAAGCGTGAGAAGCGTCTCCCATCATCCCAAATCTATAATTTGTTGTGGAATTACAAACTGCACCCCAAGGTGAGTTTACTTGTTTGAAATTAGAATCAAAAACTCTATAATTCAAATGGTGATTTTGGTCACCATTTTGGCCAAAAAGACCGAATAAAGGAAGTCCTTCTTTTCTTGGATCAGTTGCCCCACCACTGCCTAGTATTTTTGATAAATTACTCATTTATCTCCTATATCAATTCTATGTTAATATCCAGCCGTAATTTGTAGATGTTGCTGAATCAAACTTGTATGTAAGTCTGAAAGAAGCATAATCAGTATCAGCAATCAAATCTGAAGCCGATCCTGCAATATTCTCCCTATTTGCGGCTCTTGCTATTGTTAAATTATTTGTATTGAATTTTCCGTGACTGTCATTNATTAAAATGTGGTCATTATTTGATGGACCATCAGGTAAAGTTAAAGTAAATATACCTGCTGTTGTATCACACATATAAGCACCGCCAGTTACAGCAGTAAAACTTGCACTTTTTACTTGCCAATCTATGAAAGTTCCTGCACCCCAACTAGGGTTTGCAGCTGCTCCGCCAGTTACTAATACTTGTCCTGAAGTACCTGCTCCTAAACGTACAACTCCAGAACCATCCCTATAAAGAATGTCTCCTTGTGTTGACGCTATTTCAACTCCATCATCTACCCATTGTGGGTCACCTGAAGTTCCTTGTGTTTGTAATACTTGACCAGAAGTTCCTGCTGGTAATCTTGCAACTCCAGCAGCATCCCTTATGATTAAATCTCCGTGAGTTGTTAACTGTGTAACATCTCCACCTTTAGCCGCTAATTTTGTCCAATAGGTAGTATCAGATGTAGCGTTGCCTGTTGAAGCCAAAATACAGATGAAAGTTTCTACAACTCCAGCAGCTCCAACTGTGACGATATCATCTACCACATAAGCTGTCGCTCCATCATATGCACCTCTAAATACTGGTTTAATTCTACCTAAATTTATTGTGGCCATAATTTTTTATTCCTTACTTTTTATCCCTTACGTTATATTTATAATAGTTTTCTATTCAAGTTAATTAAATTAATTAAGCAGCTGGCTGTAATGTTAATGTTAATTCACCATCACTGTTAATAGCAAAAACCAACCCTCTTTTTGCAATAAAACTGTCATCATATAAGTCTTTATAAGTTGCTGATGATTGTTCAGAAACATTTAAATCATCTACACCATTACTAAAATGAAGTATCAAATCTTCTAATTGATTACCTGTTCCATTAG